GGAAGTCCCGGAGAACCAGGACAACGCCCCAACGACCGAGGACATCGCCGCCGTGAAGGCTCAGCTCGAGGAGGAGCAGAAGGCCAAGACCGCCCTGGAGGAAGCCATGGCCGCCAAGGACACCAAGCTCGCCGAGCTCGAAGCGGCGCTAAGCGAAGCGAAGCAGGGAAGCGAAGCTTCCACCGCTGAGCTCGCATCGGTGAAGGGAGCCAGGGATGAAGCCGTTTCCAAGTACCTCGGCATGGCCAAAGCCTCCAATCCCCAGGTCCCCGAGGACATGATCACCGGGGAGACCATCGCTGAGATCGACGCTTCAGTCGAGAAAGGCAAAGGGCTTGTCTCTGCGGTCAAGAAGACCCTGGAGTCGGAAACTGCGGCAGCCAAAGTACCTGCAGGAGCTCCAACCAGGGGAGAAACGACCGAAGGCATGGACAATAAGGAGATGATCGCCGCAGGACTTCGTCAAAAAGGAGGAACTAGCTAACTATGAGCATATCTTTAGCAGAAGCATCAAAACTCTCTACCGATATCCTTCTCAAAGGAATCATAGAGACTATAATCAAGGACAGCCCTATACTGCAGGAGCTGCCCTTCATTCAGATTGTAGGCAACAGTCTGAAGTACAACCGTGAGAAGACGTTGCCTACCGTTGGGTGGTATGCACCTGTATCGGGAACGTGGACTCAGTCAGAGCCCGAGTTCGAGCAGGTGACCGCTACCCTCCAGATCCTTGGCGGAGACGCCGACGTCGACAACTTCCTTAAGGCAACCAGGAGTAACATCCAGGACCTCGAGGTTGCCGTCATCGAGCAGAAGGCCAAGGCGGTCCAGCATGAGTTTGAGAACGCCTTCCTTAACGGGTCGGGTGCCAGTGAACAGCCCTCGGGGTTGTATGTCCTGCTTTCGGACACAGCCTGGGTAGCCGATACCGTCACAGAGGTGGGCGATATCGTTGTCCCGACCGAAGGCCTGGAGAACGGCTTCCGGTATGAGTGCACGGCGGCAGCCGGTGATAAAAAGACTCATGCCACCACCGAGCCCACCTGGCCAACCCAGGAGGGAGCCACCGTTGTTGACGACCAGGTGACGTGGACCTGCAAGTACGGTCACCACTTGGGAACGGGAGCCAACGGTGCCACGTTGAGCTTAAACAACCTGGATAAGCTCATTGACCTTGTCAGAGGCGGTAAGCCCGACATGCTCTTGATGAGCAAGCGGAGCCGGAGGAAGCTCCAGTCTCTTATCAGGGCGTCAGGTACAGTCCTCGAGACCCGACCAGGGATGTTCATGGAGCAGATCCAGCTCTATAACGGCATCAGGATAGCCGTTTCCGATTGGATCAAGGACAACTACACCGTCGGCACTTCCACGGGAGTTTGCTCGGCTATCTTCGCCTTCCAGATGGGCGAGGGTGGCGTATGTGGGCTTTCCAGCCCCGAAATGCTGCAGGTGGAACGGCTTGGCTCACTGGAGACCAAGGACGCCACCAGGACGAGGGTGAAATGGTATGTGTCGCTAGCCCTCTTTTCCGGTGTGAAGGCCGCCATGATGACAGGGGTGAAGGACTGATAAAAGCTTGCCAGCATTGCCTGGCAAGGCCACATTTTACACCTCCTGCGCTAGGGGAGGGGGATATCGACCTCCCCCTCCCTCTTATCCCCTCTCCCTTGACGGGAGAGTCCGTCAGCCGACGGAAGGGTGAGGGTGAAATGAAATGTAGTTGCCTGATTTATCAGGCCTAAGAAGGAACAGGTGAGATTATGGATCTAGCAACAATGAGAGCGAGAGTCCGTGAGGACCTCCAGGACGAAGATGCACAGAATTACCGTTGGACCGATGACCAGGCGGACGGAGCCATCGAGAGGGTGGTCAAGGAGTTCTCCATCGTCTACCCCATCCAGCAGCAGGACGACATCGCTACCGTGGAGAGCTCAAGGGAAATCGATATCTCCAGCCTGTCAGGCCTTATTAAAGTGGAGTCCGTTGAGTTCCCCATCGGCGAGAACCCCACCTACTACCAGAAGTTTCGACTCTGGCAGGATACTATCCAGATGACCGACGAAGGAGACGGCAGCGATGCCCGGGTAAAGTGGTACAAGGAGCACACCCTAAATGGATCATCGTCGACCATCCCCGCTCAGTTCGAGGAGCTCATCGTCCTGGGAGCCACCGGATATCTTGCATCATCAGCATCAGTCTATACCGTTGACAAAGCCACCATCGCTGGCAAGTGGGCCACCATCAACTTCTTGAAGTGGGGAGAGCAGAGGCTTGAACGCTACGAGAGCAACCTTAAAGCCCTCAAAGGCCGAGTGATCACCAGGGAGTTCTACAACCTCGACTAATTCTGATGCTGCACCTCGGAATCGTTAAGACCTTCGACAGTGAGAACCACAAGGCGGGAGTCCAGTTAGCGGGATCGCTAACCACCTACCTTGACGATATCGCCGTTGCCACAAACATCGCACCAGAGGCGATGACCGTCGGCAACTATGTCCTGGTAGCCATCCCTGGGGGAAATCCCCGGGATGCTTGCATCGTGGCTTCGTGGCCAGCAGGGAGCTCAGGGATCAGGGACCATGGAGACCTCGACGGTTTAGCTGACGATGACCATTCTCAATATCTTAACGTCTCCAGGCATGACCTGGTAGCAAGACATCCTTTGGCGGTGCTGGATACTGCAGTCTGCAGTGAAACCGAAGCTGATAGTAAGATAACCACCCACAAGAACAATGCCTCAGCTCACCACACCAAGACCACCAACGCCTCTCAGCTAACCGCAGGCGAATTACCCACCGCCAGGATAGCAGTCAATGTCAAGAACGGCAGCCTCACCTTCGTCATCGATGGCGGCGGCGAGGCCATCACCACAGGGGAGAAAGGTCACCTCGAAATACCCTTCGCCTGCACCATTAAACAGGTAACAATGGAAGCCGACCAATCAGGATCAATCGTTGTGGATATCTGGAAGGACACCTATGCCAACTTTCCGCCAACCGATGCTGACTCGATAACGGCGTCAGCTCCCCCGACGATATCCTCAGCACAGAAGTCTCAGGATTCCACCCTTGCGGGTTGGACAAAGTCCATATCCTCGGGTGACATCCTGGCATTTAACGTCGATTCATGCAGCACGATTCAAAGAGTCACAATCAGCTTGCTAGTCGAAAAGACTTAGGAGGGACAAGAACATCACTGCAAAACGGCAGCGAAAGGGGGGAAAGTGAGGAAAACCCTGGAAGAAAACTCAAAAGCCCGTCCTCGCACGTTTTTCAAGGGTATTGTGCCTGAAGAGCTACTCAGCACACCAGAAGAATGGCATGCGTTCGTCATCGGATTCTTCGAGATCCTGTGCCCCTGGCCACCCCGTCACTCAATAAACTCAACAAACCCAATAAACCCCGAATACCACTATTACCTGGCAGGTAGAGCCATCTCGGTGCTGGCCTGGATCGCCATCGCCAAACTTATCCAGGTGGTGTTCTTCTAATGTCATTACGAGGAGCATAGCGACGTGGCAATCTCATGAAAACTTTATCAGCAACCCTCGAATCCGCTCAGAAGAAACCCGACCGCCTTCCTTACGTCGAGGCGAAGGTCTACGACTTCGAGCAGGGGATCAAGAGGCTATCCTGGTCAAGACTCTATGAAGGCAGCGAAGCCGACAATCACCACAGCATCGCCTTCGACGGCCAGGGGAGCATGCACCGCATCAGGGCGGACTCCAGTAATAAGCTCTATCGCCAGAAGATACCAAACCCTAGTCCCCAGTCCCAATTCTCCAACTGGACCCAAATAGCCACGAATTGCCAGGGCCCGTGTGCCATCGCCGCTTATGGAGCCAAGATTTACATCTTCTATCGCACCACAGGAAATGTCCTGTGGAAGTATTATTCCCATAACTACGGCCAGGATTGGTCAGATGCTCAGCTCGCAAGCTACGCCGATGTCCTGTCTATGGCAGCCACATGGTGGGGAACGGGAAACATCGTCGTTTGCTTTGCTGCCAAGGCATCGGAGCTCAATGGTATTGTCCTGGATAGCTCGGACCAGGAGACCAGCCAGCATACCCACAGCGAGCCGATAACCCACCCCCTAACAGCCACCTACGGCATCGGAGCTTCCTTCACCCCGAACCATATTGACGTTGTCTTTGCCGCTAAGGAGACGGCGGAGCCGTACAGTTTCATTGCCCTGTATCGCACTGAGCTCGATAGTAACTACGATTGGCTTGCCTTCCAGTATTTTATCACTGCCCCCGACGGTGAGGACGTCACCTATGAGTACCCCGATTGTCACAACCCTGCATCAGCCCAGGACTACGAGAACACCCAGCTCACCGCGGTGGAGAAATACACCGGCACGACAGCCTATACCAGGCCGTTAATCTGTCACGCCGCCAGAGGCTCAGCCTTCAGCTCCATGGCCTTCACCGAGCCCAAGCCCTTCTTGAACACCAGTTCGAGTTACGGCCTACGGCTCCAGAGCACCGCCACCCATTGGTGGCTGGAACGACCCGACGGAGTCTGGAGAGCCACCAGGGCAGCGGGAACCCCGCTAGATCTCACCCAGGATATTTTGTCATTGCGAGCGGAGCGTGGCAATCTCGTCATCGAGCTCGACAATTCCAAAGCCCAGTACGCCACCCCGCCCGCAAAGCGAAGCGAAGTGGTCTTGAAGTTAGGCTATAAGACTTCCCAGGGAAGCGAAGCGGTGGAGGTGGGGAGGTACTGGATCGATTCCTGGGAATACTCCTCTTCTCTCAACACATCACATATTACTCTTCACTGCCTGGACGGTTGGGGGCTGGCGGATAGGTGGTCCTCAAGGTTCCAGATGCGGTGGCCCGCCGATAAGAGAGTGTGGGAGATCATCCAGGAGATTATCTGCCGGTGGGGAATCAACCTCATCATCCCCGCTGGAGTACCCAAGAGCTCAGCGGTTGATAACCTCTATCCCGACTTCACCCTGCAGCCAGGGACCAGGGGAGACGCAGCACTGAGACGCATCCTTTCGTTCATCCCCGACGCCCTCATATTCGACGGCAACGAGGCCTATGTTAAGGACCTGAAGGACGACGAAGCGAGCTCGTATTCCTACGGTACAGCCCACGTTATCCTCCAGGGTAGTTACGCATCACACATTACGCTATCACGGGCCCGTGCCGTAGGCAGGGACGGTGAAGATAACCGAATCGTTGAAGACGCTTTCGATTGGGCTAGCCTCCAGCTCGGCATCGATATCCTTGAGCAGGACTACGACCCCAACCTTCAATCAGCCGCCAGGGCCCAGGAGAGAGCCGACGCTATCCTCCGGAGGGAGTCATTGCGAAGCCAGGGGGGTCAAATAACCATACCCGTTAATTGCGGCCAGGAGCTCTACGACGTCATCACCGTCACCGATGCCCGCTGCGGGATCTCCAGCAAGAAGTATCGGGTACTCGATATCGAGACTGCCCTCAGCCTTCGCCATCCGTTAGCTAACGGATATCAGCAGAGGTTGACCGTTGGAGCCCCGTAATGATTCGTTTTCCGAAAAAAAGTTCGGGACCGCAACCACCCCGAATTTATGGTATACCTTAAATGAGACTTCAGCCCCACTACTTTTGTCCGAGAGGCGTCAAAACCCGCAAGCGGAAGGGACAGCCCAAAGCCCGCAGGGGAGACGTCAAGGTCTGCTACGTCCGAATCAAGCGTCGGTGGGTGCGAGTGGGAACGATATGCCTTCACTGCCGCCAATTTACCGCCGAAATATGACAGCCCCCCGCCTTCTTTGTTGTAGGGGACAAAGCATGCTTAGAGATGTTAAAAGGATTTAGAGGGAGTCAAACAAGAAAGGAGGAGCATGAGACTAGAGACACCACAACCAATAATCAAAGTCCAACTTGTCCTGGGAAGCCAGGCAGAGAAGGAATATCTAAAGGCCAGGAAGGGTAAGTCCGACGAGGCTTTGGCAGAGGTTGAACAGGTGTTCATCGGCAAGCTAGCCAAGGCAGGATTCCCCTCCATCGGCGACTATCAAACCACCGTTCGTAACTACGGTCATTGGTGGAGAACCTTGAGAGTCATATACAAACAATCAGCCGAGATACTAGACGGCATCCAGGAGATAACAAGAACAGGCGAGGACTGGATAGGCTACACCTTCTATGACCATACCACCATATACGTTCCAGACATAGACCAGGCCGACACCATCATAGACACAGACTACTGCAACCGCCACAGTCTAGAAGTTGTGGCTGACCACACCGACCCTCACGGAGGCTACATCGCAGAGCCAGGAAACTTCGGAGTCATGATCGGTCTGCAGCGACCAGCCTCGGGACAAGCAGTTGCGATGACACTAAGGAAAGTAACAAAGGCCATGCTTCTTAAACACTACGGCATCGACGTTACCATAGACAACAACGAGCTCATGTTCAAAGGAAAGAAGATCTACGGAGGAGCGGGAGCCGACATAGGGAGGGTCGTCATAGGAACTGCAGCTCTAACCCTCAACTTCAACGCCACCCTGGCCAACCGAGTCTTGAAGAAGCGGCCCGACCATCCAACTATCAAAGACCCTCATTCCCTTAACGACCTCTTGGGCCGAGTCATCGACCCCGGGGAAATGCTTCGATACCTTATAGAGGAGTGGCTTGAAACTACCCAAAGCACAACGACAGATAGCGAATGGCAAAAGAAACTCTAAGACCAACAGCAGACGGTGACGCAACCAACCTCACCCCCGTCGGTGCAGCCAACAATTGGGAGTGCGTCAAAGACGTAACCCCCGACGACGATACTACCCGTGTCGAAACGAATAACACTGGCGCCTACGTCAAAGACTTATATGAGATTAAGAACCATACTCTTGCAGAAGGCACCCCTCAACGAGTTGAAATTACTTATAGGATCTACAACAAAGGCTACGTAATCATCAAGCCCGACACCACCGAGTATCCAGGCGAAGTAAAAGAGCCTGGCGGCTGGGGGACCTATAAAACAGTCTGGAACCAGAATCCAGAGACCCAGGCACCGTGGACATGGGCCGACATAGACAAACTCCAGATTGGTGTTGCGCTAATGGCTACAATGACAGAACAGAAGGGCGTATTACTCAGTAAATGCACCCAGGTGAATGGCGATGTGATCACAACCGTTATCCCAACAGTAACAACACCGGACGCAACAGACATCGGCTCCACCTCAGCCAAAATCCAGGGCACCATCGCCGACGACGGATATGAGGCTTGTAGTGAAAGGGGCTTCGACATCAATATACGGGAAGCCGCCCCCGACTGGCTTTCACCCACCAGCCACCTGGATGAAACCGACAAGTGGACAGACGAAACCAAGGGCTATGATGAGAACGATGCAACCTATGCCAACAACGGTCCCCAACCACCAGGAGGAGCCAAGGGAGGCTGGCTCGACTTCATATACGGTAGCTCATTTATGTGCACTGGCTTCAAGATACTGTGCATACCTGGTTCCTCGAGCAGCATCAGTGTACAAGTTGACTTCTACTATGACGACGCCTGGCATACCGTTTATCTCCAAGGTGGCAGCGCAGGTTGGAGGTCACTCACAGGATTAACTCCTCGCATCATGACCAAAGCTAGGCACCAGCAGTCGTTAGGCTATTCCGCTGTAGAACGCCGCTGCCAGGAATTTTACTTTTTCGAAGGGATGATATGGACGGAGGAAGGCAGCTACACCGAAGGCAGCTTCAACCACATCATCACAGACCTAGCCCCCGAGACCAAATACTACTTCAGGGCCAAAGCCAAGAACAGTGAAGGCTGGGGATACGGGGCCTGGAAAAGCTTCACCACCACAGCCCAAGCCCTCGGACGGTCCCACGGCTACGTGATGAGCTAACCCACCCCACCCGAGAACCACCCGACGGAGCGGGAACGGCTACGCCGCCCGCAGGCTCGCCGATGCCGTGGACGGCTCAAACCGTCGCCGCCACCGCACGGCTCGAAGGTGAGGAATTTATACTATCCATGGTCTACCTACCAACCAGCCCAGTACCAACCAGCCCAAGTGTCCCCGGTCCAGTGAATGATTCCATGAACGGTTCCTTCCTTTAGCCGTCGGGGTGCCCACTGTCTTCGCGGGCGGGAGGGGGAAGGGTGCGGGCATCGCCGCCGCCAAAGGTAGCTAGCTCGTCAGCACAGCTCTTCTCCTGGAAGCTCAGGGTAACCGCCTTGAGGCTCGACGGTGGCTTTGGCCCGCTGAGGGGACAGGGTCCGCCAAGCTCCGCCAGCGGCACCACCGCCGTCCTTCGTTGGTTCGCAGTTCGTTTTGCTTGCTGCCCAAGCATCGACCGTTAATCCACCCAAGGAAACAAGCAAGGACAAGGACTCCGTCTGCTACGCATCCACCTCGACCTTGCTTTCAGCGGTCAGAACCGCTGACACATTTTATGATTAACAGCCGATTATCAGGTAAAGCTGATTAAACGAACTGCTACCGGGAACGTCACCGAACACGCAGGGAGCTGTGAGGAAGGGGCAGCTCCGTTAAGGTCGCAAAGCCATTCTGGAAATTGCTTCCACCTGTCACTGCCTGTGACCACTACCTCCAAGCCACCAATCAATTTGCAGAACCTTCGCTACACTCAGGCGAGTGGCTTTGCTTCGGTGTGGGAGCGTCCAGCCAGCCGTAAAAAGCCCGCCTGGCTTTTGCGGTAAACCGTCGGCTGTCTGTCCTTAACACACGGTTTCGCTGCACCTGCAGACATGGTTCGCTTCACAGAGAAGGTCGCTTCGCTCCGTCTCGGGCGGTGCGAAATCGCTTCGCTTACTTTCTATACAGCTCGGGTCGCTTGCTCTTCGCATCGCCCTCCAGGTTTCACGGGAACGGAGGGCATAACGGAACGGCTTCGTGGTTCGCTTCGCTCACGGCGGGATGTCCCGCACCCATAAGGTGTTCTATTGCCTGCTGCTTTCCTATTGTCCACGACCGCATCGTCGGCATCGTAATATGGGTCGCCGATGCTCCGTCGCTTCGCGTTCGGCAAGGGTCATGATTCTGTGCCCAGAGGCATTGCATCACGCAGGGGAACCCAACCCTTGCCTTCCCGCAACTTTCGGCAGAATCGGCTTCGCCTAAAGCAGCCATTTCCTAAAGGACTCCTTCTGCTTTTTCTGCCGAAAGCAGAACTGCGAATTTAATCTTTAACTAAGGTACGCAGCCCTTGCTTTTGCTACGGCATCCCTGACTGGTCCTTAATCACCCGCTCTTTCACCAGAGTGAAAGCGCCAGCAGGCAATCTGCTGAGTTTAATTCAGGAGGTGTAGTCATGTCTCAGTCACAGGTTCTCGCTCAGTATCCTCATCTAGCCCCAGGTCTTTGCGGCGCTCTTGAGTGCCCCCGTCTTTGCGTCAGGTCACAGCATTGTGAGGCAGGTCAGCGTCGCGCTCGGCGTCTCTTTGCTGCTCAGCGCAGGCGTCGCAACAATGTAAAGCCCAATCGTGAGCAGCTCCGTGTCTGCAAACTTATTCAGGACGAAGGTCTTTGTCCTACGCTGTGCAATCGCTGTGGTGGCTGTTTCCTGCCTCAGCCCTACGACTCCGTGTCAGAGCTCAAGCGCAAAGCACACAGGCCCCAGTGGGTAATCGGAGCCCTGGTCAGGCTCCGTGAAGATCAACAGGAAATGAAGGAGGTCTCGAAATGAATGTAGTCTCAGCATGGTACCAGGTGTCGGAGCAGAAAGGCGAGCTCATCAAGAGCTCATCGGACGCTTATCACAAACTCCTCGAGCCTCTCTTCAACCCCCTGCAGGAAGAGTTTTACGTTCTTCCTATGGTCGGTCAGGAGTGTGTTGCAGCGAAGCTCTTCATCGGCGGCTTGAGCGCGTCTAGCGTAGATCTCAAGACTATGTTCCGCTACTTACTAAACAACTATCCCAACGCCACCAGCTTCCTGATCGCCCATAACCACCCGAGCGGTTGTATTGATCCTTCCGATAATGACCTGGTGATCACCAAGTCAATAAAAGAAGCCGCTTTGCTTCTTGGTTACCAGTTCCTGGATCACATCGTCTTTTCAAACACAGGTTACTACAGCTTTGCAGACAAGAATCAAATATAAGTCGAAAGGAGGTATGAAATGGTAAAGCTAGACAAGGTATTTGACAGGTTCCCTCAGCTCACAAGAGACCAGATGAATGAGCTGGCCCGGCGTAGGGCACTCAGGGCCCTGGATATCATTCCGGATAAAGAGGCCCACCAGGCGGATCTCTGGTTTTCACTCGGCTTCCTCGGAGCTAATCACTTATTCACGCCCTATGTATACCCCGGGCCGAACCCTTATGTCGGGAGGCACCGCAAATGATAGACCAGCTCATTGAAGACATTGATACACCGTCACGGCGGCGGTACTGGCAAAGGCTGTGGCGGTCCATGTCCATCGGACTAGCACGTCAGGCACAGCGGCGATGTGCTCGCAAGCTTGCGGTCGGTCAAGCTTTCGAAGCTGACGCTAATAAATTCGCGGGATCCTTCACAGGATTCCAACGTCAGCTCCGTAGCGAGCATCGCCGTCTGGCTCAACGTCCCCCAATCCAGGAAACGTCGACATACGACGAGCACCTACTAAATTTCAAAGAAGGAGGTTAGTAAATGATAGACACAGCGGAGAATTACAACCCCCAAACGGCGGTTGAGGAGCTCGAATCCCGGCAGGAGGTTCTCCTAAGGTGGCTTGACCATCCTCAGGTCACTAACGATGCCGAGCAGAAACAGGCGGAGGACCTGCTGATCTCCGCCAGGTTCGCTCTCAAACAGGCAGAGGAAGCACGAAAAGACCTCACACGCCCCCTCGATGAGTCCAAGAAGAGGATCATCGAGCTCTTCAAGCCCTACATCTACAAGCTCAGCAACGGCATCGACGCCCTCAACAGGGCACTTCACGACTACCACGCTGACAAGCTAGCAGCGGCAGAGATGGCCAGGCTCCAGGCCCTTGC